ATTATCTTGATATTTATCATATGCTTTTAAAATAAATTCTTCATCTATTGGTCTGTATCTTCTATCTTTACCTGTATTTAATGCTTTTATTCTATCTGTTAAAGCTTTTTGTTCTTGTAATTCTATTGCTTTAGATGCAAGAAAACCTTTTTTCTGTCCAGTTGCAAATTTTGCTAAAGGTGATTTAGCTTGAGTTATTGGAGTATAACTTCCGGATTCTATTATGGTCTCTAAACCAGAAAGAAATTGAGTTCTTTTAGAATCATCATCATATATTTCATCTAATTTTTTTCTTGAAGTATCTGCTAAAGAAGAAAAGGCATCACCAACGGTAGCAAAAAAACCTTTTTTTTCATTATCACCAGTTTCATTTTTATCTCCTTCAACTTTTTTGTTTTCGTTTTCGAGTGCTTTACCAGTGACTTCAACCTCTACCTTTTCTAAATCTTCTGTTGCCATTAGTTTACCTTTTTAAATTGAACATCTATTTTAGAGTAATCAACCATTAAGTAACCACTATCGTGTATTAAAGAAGCATCTGGTACTTGATGTGCCATTACACCTTGATATGTTGTATTATCACCTTTATATTTAAAGTTATAAATATTTATACCACTAGCTGATTTTCCGATTAATTTAATATCTTCTTTTAATCTTATGTCTGAAAAGAACGGTGCAAGTGCTTGACCTACACCAGCAATTTGAGTTGCTGTACTAGGTCCACCTACTGGTGTTCCAACAAAACCTGATCTTTCTTCTCCATAAGTTCTTATAGGAGCACCTGCTAAAGATCCAATCATTTGTCTTACTTGACCTGCTTCGAAATCTCTTCCTTCTATAAAATCTCTATATTGTTCTGCTAATGCAGCTTGTTCTATTCCTCTAGCTGTCGCACCAAATTGACCTAAACCTGCTGCAGCACCAGCTAAACCTGACAGTTGTGCCTGTGCAGATTGTAATTGTGCTGCTCTATCAGCAGCAAATCTTTGTGCTCCTGATTCAAAACCAGCTTGTCGTAATCTACCAGATACATCAGCAACTTGATCTTGAAATCTTTCTCTTGATAAAGCTCTTTCTACTCCTTCTCTTGAACCACCAAAAGCTCCAGCACCTACAGCTCTTGTAGATAAAGCTCTATCTCCCATCTGAAATGCTTCTCCTAAATCAGATATAGTAGATTGAATTACATTATTAGTATAAGGATTCATATATTGTTGTGCAGTTGCAGTATCAAAAGTCTGAGCACCAATATTTGCTAATTGACCTGCTTGTGGTAAAATTTGAGTACTAAAAACATTTGCAACTTGCTGTTCTTGTGGACTTAGTTGAGCTATACGTTGACCTTGATATTGTGCATAAGGTACATTAAAAACATTTTCAGCACGTCTTAAAGCACGTTCTTGTATTTCTTTAAAATATTCAGGTATCTGCGATGTCACAGTTTGTTGTGATGGCGCTTGAATAACAGTTGTTTTTGGTCGGAAAAGACTACCCATTGATTATATATGTACCTCCAATATTTTTGTAACCTAGTTTTAAAAAAGCATTATGTTTTTTAAAAACATCTTTACCTTGCATAACCTCTAATATAGTTGTGAGATTATGTTTTAAAGAATACTCTTTTAAAACCAACATTATTGCACGAAAGGCTGGATAGCTCCTGTGTTTAGGAAGAACATGTAACCATAGTGTTCTTAAAAATTTCTTATCACTATACCATGTATCATCTATCGTTGCAGCTAGTGTACCTACAATAATATTTTCTTTTTCTAATACTATAACAAAATTATGTTTAATGTAAAATACTATGTTTTCTAGTATTTTAGTGTTATTTATGTTGCCAAAGTTAAAAGGTGCCTCGTGTAGCCAAGTTCTTAAACATTCTCTGATCTTTACAGCATCACTAATTTTTGCTTGTCTTATATGATATTTATCTTTTTCCATCAGGTCTTATATTAATTCGTAATGTTCCAAATCTCCAATTATCTCCAACATTTTGATTTTCTATTCTTACACTAGATTGTCTACCACGAATACGAGTATTAAAAAACCTAGTTGTGTTGTTAACTGTAATTGCTTCTCCTGAAATCTTAGAATCATTAGGGTAATCTCTTGTTTTTAAGGTAATTACAGCATTACCTTCCATATTTTGAAAATCTGGAATAACTTTGTTTATAAAACTAAATTCTTCTCCGTCAGCAATATCTCCATCACCTGATTGTATAAATGCTTCTAAGGCAGAACCATCATCATCTACTCCTGATTCATGTCTGTAAATTATACTTCTTCCAGCTGTTAAACCATTTATTTGTGAAATTGTATTTGCTGTAGAGTTAGCTGTATATTCAGAGGCTAATGGATTTAGTTCTACACCATTATCTTGATAAGTACTTCTTTCTAAATTTCCAAAATACCAACTGTTTTCTAAATAATTAAATATTACATATTTATCTACTTGATCCGAGTTGCTAGAACAATAATACCAAATAATTTCTGAAAAATTAGAAGTTTGTCCTGCATAAACTTGTGCATATTGAGTTTTATTTATATCATTAAATACATGATTTAAAACACTACAAGGTAATTCTTGAACAGCGCCGGCATATCTAAAGAATTGTCCATCAGACATCCAATAAGCAATATCATCGACAACTATCGCAGCATTTAAACCAACAGATCCGCAATCATTACCAAGTTGTCTAAAACCAAATATAAAAGGTGGACCTACAAAAGACATTGAATGCATTGTAGTATCTGTCCAAATAAGAATAGTACCTTTAGCAGGTCTAGCACATCTTATTTCACTACCACCTGCAATTCTTTGTGATCCTGCAGAGTTTGTTGCATTAGCTGTAAATTGTTCAAAATTTTCTTGATCACTAAATCTTATAAACATTTTATCTTGTGATGATGTGTTACCGATTTCAGTTTCTGTTCCCATCAAAATTAAATGCCTTGTTTCTGTAGAAATTACAGATAATGTGCTTGCTGTAGGAACATTCGCTATTTCTTCTGCTCTATTGTCAGAAAGTCCTAAAGAGCTATCATAATAATATGTACTTCCATCTCTTTGTGTAATTATTAAATCTTCTCCCCAATTGTTTATAGACCATTGTCTCATATCGATAGTTACATTAGAGCTTGATCTAGGTGTATTCCAAGTTCCAACATTCCAAGCTCCTGTACTCCAACCAAAACCAAAAGTTTGTTTATCTGGTCCAACAGAAAGTTGATATTTAGCAGTACAATTTGCAGTAGTTGTTACATTTGCTGATGCTGTATTATTGCTTGTTATTACATATGCATCAACATTAGTTATTGAAACAATTTCATATTCTGCGTCAATACTCGTGTTTGCAATACCTCCAACATTTGCAACTGAACAATTAGATATAGTTACAAAATCTCCAAGTTTAGCTCCATGAGCAGTATGATTTACAGTAATATTAGCACTGTTTGCTGTAGTGTTAAATACACTTGTTAAAGAGTTGCTTTGTCTTAGTGGTGTAATATCAGCATTCGTACCAGACGCAAATACATAAACTTTTCTATCTGTTCCTAAAGCTTCTAGTCTTGCTCCAGCTAAATTAAACCATTGTTCTAAAGCTCTTCCTACTCCAACATAATTAGCTTGACTAAATTTTGTCCAACCACCTATTTTTTGAGGTAATCCTTTTCTAAATCTTACTTTATCGCAATCTGACCATCTACCTTCTGCACCAGTTTCTGTGTTTTCGGTATCTATACCAGGTTGAAAATTTAATTGAGTTAGTGGCATAATAAAAACATTATATAACAAATACAGGAAAAATATAGTAATTAATTAAGGGGACAAAAGGGTGGTTTGGTGGAAACTTCTTTTGTCCCGAAATTAGATAATATTTATTTTTTTGGTAAAGTAAAGCCTTTAAAGTAAGCTGGTAAACCTAATAAAGGTCTTTTGTCTAAAGCATTTTCTTTTGCCATTTTAGATCCTGCTTTATTGTAATGTAAAAATACTTGTCCACAATCTTTACCTTTAAATTCTTCTCGCCAATGTTCTAAATCACAACCAGAATAAATTAACATATCACCTGGTTTTAAATCTATTTTAACACCTGCTTGACCTTTTTTTCCAGTTGGATCAAGGTAGATTGGCCATGAGTCACCGCCTAAATTTAATGTTGTAGATATTTCACATGAATATCTATCTTTATGACGAGCTAAGACATCACCATTTTTATATATTCTTGCATAAGAATAAGTTTCAGATAATTTTAATCCTGTGTGTTTTTCCATAACAGGTTTTACTTGTTGTAATAAAGTTTCCATAGCAATATCAGCATAATGTGAATATGTATTTGGCACCTGTTCATCATTCCATATTCCCCAATACTCTGTAAAAGGTGATATATATCTAGAGTCAAATAAAACTCTTGCCACATTTCTTTTGTTTTGAAAATATTTATATACAAAATCTGCTAACTCTTTAGAGATAGCTTCTTTTAAAACACTATATTTATTTTTTTTGAACGACATTTAAAACTCCTTTCGGTATTGCTTGACAGTTCCAATGTATAAACCTAAATGGTTCATACCCTATATCAACCGCATATTGATGAGGCATATAAGATGGAAAAAAAATCATTCTGCCTGGTTTTACTTTATAATGTACTTGTGATGATGCATACGTTATTTTTGATTTATCTTTTTCCGGTAAAAGATTCATAACATTACCTGGTCTAGGATCTTCAAAAATTGGTAAAGATGTTCTTTCACTTGCTTTTAAAAAATAAAAACCGGATATGTGTCCATTCCAATGTGTATGTAAAGTATGGTGTCCACCACCTTTTTTAGCAAACTCTTGTACCCACATCTCTGTTGTAAAGACTACAAAATTAGTTAAATCAAAACCCATTTCTAATAATAAGTTATGTGCTGTTGCTCCTACATAATCTTGTAATTGTTCAAATTTAGAATCACCAATTAAAGATGTTGAATGAAATACATAACCCATATCTCCTTTATCTCCGAATTCTTTATTTCTTTTATCTATCTGTTTTTTTAAATTTTTTTGAGATTGTTTAATATATTTATCAGAAGCTTTATTTAATTTATTTACATACTTAGGTTGATCTGCCCACCATATAGGACATTTAAAATATTCTTCTAATTCTAATTGTTTTGGAAAACTCATCTGTAAGGGTATCCTAAATTCCATATTACTAAACTATATCTGGATCCTTTTTTAACTGGACATACTCTATGCCAAACAAAACCAGGAAATACAACTAAAGATCCTTTAGGTAATATTTCAGTGCATTTTCTAATATTAGGTTTTTTATCTGGATCTACATTTCTAAAATCAAATTCTAATTCACCACCTTTATAATCTTTAGGATCAGACAAACTTACGGTTACAGATAACTTTCTAATTTTACCATGTGATGGATCTCCTTGTTCTCTTTGATAAGGTCGATCCCAACCATCGCAATGCCAATCATAAAATTGCCCTTTTTCATATTTTGTAAATTGACAAGATTCAGAGTAATCCCATTGAAAATTCCAACCGGCATTTGCATTTGCTTGATGAACATAAGGTTGTATTTCTTTATAAATCCACCTATCATTCATCCAAACAATATTGGAATCTCTTTTTTGTTTTAAATCTTTAATTTGTTTTTTATTTAATTTTTTACGACCAAAACCACCAGTGACTGCCATTTGATCAGAAATAGATTTTCCATATTTAACTATTTCATCACAAATTCTAGAGGGAATTGCTGATTGAAAATACCAATAATAATTTTGAAGTTGCATATTTACTTTCTTAACATATCTTAACTTTTTTAAAACAAAAGTAAATATTTTTTATGAAATTGTCAATGTACCAGAAACTGTAAAAGTTGCTATTTTATCACCTCCAGGGTGAGTTGATGTTGAATTTGTACCTGGTGTAACAGATAAAGAAACTCCACTTGGTCCTCTAACAACAACAATACCAGATCCCCCACAACCTGCAGAAGTAGGATTAGACCTCGAACCACCACCACCGTTACCAGTATTTGCAGAACCACTTGGTCCAGAACCAGGACTGTTTGGTCTACCAGCTCCTCCAGTTGAATATGTAACATCAGAACCAGTAATTGTATTTGGCACTCCAGAACCTCCACTATTTGAAGGTGCACTACCTCCAGTTCCACCAGCACCTCCTCCTCCACCAGCAATACCAGAGGTATTTCCAGGTTGATTAGAACCACCATCATTTCCTTGTGGCGGACTAACAGAAGGAGTATTTCCAGTTCCACCAGCAAAATTTGAAGCTACCACAGAACCACCTGCACCACCTCCAGATCCTCCTGGTTTACCTGCAGAAGAACCTGATCCTCCACCACCTCCACCACCAGAGGCAGTAAACTTATTTGTACCTTCTACTCCACAAACATTAAATATTGAATCACTGCCTGGTTGCGCATGACCTGGTGCTTGTGCAGAACCAGCACCAATAGTAATATTGAAAGTTCCACAAGCTAAAAATATTGGACTTGCTTGTAGTGGGCTTGGACCAAAACCAGATGCTCTATAACCTCCAGCTCCTCCACCTCCACCGCCTCCACCAGATCCTCCCGGGTTGTTGTTGTTACCACCTGCTCCTCCACCTGCAACTACTAAATAATTAAATTCTTGTACAACAGAACCATCTGGCCAATTTCCACTTCTTCTTGCACTATATTGACTTTGCATTGACCACACACCACTTGCTTTGTTTAATTCTTTTACAATAACTATTCCTGATCCACCTGCTCCACCAGCTTGATTTGCTGGACCACCTCCAGCTCCACCGCCACCACCGCCAGTATTTGTTGTGCCTGCTGTTCCTGCTTGTCCAGTGCCGCCTGGGCCAGGTCTACTTCCGCCTGCTCCACCACCACCAGTTCCACCAGCTCCACCAGTTCCACCAGAATCAGCTCCACTTCCACCACCACCTGCATAAACTCCGGAGTTAGGTGCCCCTGGAAAATCTGGACTTACATCTGTTCCTGCTCCACCTGCAGAACCATTTGGAAAAGACCCACAACTTTTTCCTGCTTCAGAAGAACCTCCGCCACCATTTGATTTTGAAGAACAACATCCACCAGGAAAACCCTCTGGAGGAGAAAAACCACCTATGTTTCCTGTTCCGTTGGGTTGAGCTCCTTTTCCACCTCCGCCTGAACCACCACTATTTGAACAAGCTGAAAAGCTATTAAAAACTCCACCACCACCACCTGTTGCAGTATAGGTTGTGCCACAAGCAACAGCTGTGCTATTTGTTCCTCTGCTTGCAGAGGATTGAGGTGAACCAGGATTTGATGAACCTGCACCTATAGTGGTTGTAATTGTTCCTTGTGCACAAATTTGTAAATTTCTTAAACCACCAGCTCCACCGCCTCCTCCAGCGTCATTACCACCAGCTCCACCTCCACCAACAATTACTGTTTTAACAACTCTTGTTCCTGTTTGAAGTGTTATATCTCCTGAAGATGTTTTAGATGTAATAGTATTTTTTCCAAAAGAAGTTTTGTTAGAAACCCCTATTACACCACCATTTGCTGAGCCAGATTTACTTCTTGGCATTGTGTCCTCCTATGCGGACACCCAAGCTGTGCCGTTCCAATCGTAAACTGTTGGTGTTTCCGCTGTGTCGTCTGATTTAGTCGCTTCCCAACCTTTAGTGTTGTCAGCGTTATATTTTGATTCGTTCCATCTTGTAAAATATCTTACATCACCTTCTTCTGTGATTGAAGGATATGTAACTGGTGGTTGCCAATCATCATTATCATCTAGTGACCATGATGCATGAGGTTGTGGCACTATAAATTTATCTTTTGAAAAATCATAAATAGTTCCAATTCCTGCGTATAATTTTCTAAAATTATTATTGTAAGAAGTTTGTTTCCAAGTTCCACCTTTAAAAAAATTAACACACCATGTTTCACCATCAACGTGCATATCATTTTCTCCTAGAGGTCCCGCTGCTGTAGGTACATCATTACCTACAACTACAACTCTTTGAACAACCCAATTTTGTTTTGAGCTATCAAATTTATCTGTTTCTTGTTTTAATTCTGCAAAGTGTGCCATATTTTTATCCTCCTAATTTATAATTTATTTTTAACTTACAGTCAATGTCCCTGATACAGTAAATGTTGCAATTTTATCTCCTCCAGGATGTGTAGATACTGCGTTTGTACAAGGAGTTACTGCAAAAGTTCTAGCACTTGGTCCTCTTACGATTACAATACCTGAACCTCCATTAGCTCCCGAAGAATTATTAGGAGAAGGTGCTCCACATAAACCTCCAGCTCCACCTGCTCCACCACCTGTATTTGCAGATCCTGCAGTTCCATTACCACCAGAACCAGCTCCACCAGCTCCACCACCACCAGCGCCTCCAGCGCCAGGTTGTGAACCTTTATGACTTAAACAGTTTGCACCTCCACCACCACCGCCAGCGTACACTACGCATGATCCATTAATATTATTAGGAGCTCCAGCTCCACCAGCTCCACCATCTCTTCTACATCCAGGTCCAGTGCCACCAGCACTTCCTGCAGCTGTGGCTCCACCGCCACCACCACCTGAATATGACGTGCCAGCATCAGCAGGAGAACCTATTCCACCTGGATTTCCTTCTGGTGGGTCAAAACTTCCTATATTACCAGCACCAGCTGAAAGTGAATTTTTACTTGATCCAGAACCTGATCCACCATCTACTCCCGGTTGAACTGCGCCTTTTCCTCTAGCACCACCTGATGCTTGAAAACATGTTCCTGCTCCAACAATTGAAGAGGCACTACCAGATTGTGCTGTACAATTTGGTCCATAAGGTGGGCCAACGTTACCAGCTCCACCACCTCCAACTGTTATTGTATGAACTCCTGTTCTAAGACCTAACGCATTTCCTCTAAGTGGACTAGGTCCATATCCTGATGCACGATAACCTCCAGCGCCAGCTCCTCCTGTTCTATGTCTACAAGAACCACCGCCTCCAGCTACCACTAAATAATCTATTGCAACTGTTGCAAAAACCCAATCGTCTGCTTTTACTTGCTCATAAACTGTATTCATATCCCAAACACCTGAAGCACTTTTAGGTCTACAAATTGCTGGCTCTTTAATTAAAACTATCCCTGATCCACCTGCACCACCAGTTCCAGATCCAGCTCCAGCTCCTCCTCCACCACCACCAGTGTTTGTTGTTCCTGACGAACCGCTTCCATTACAATTTCCAGCGCCTCCACCACCTGATCCACCAGCTCCTGCAGTAGTAGGACCTCCGTTTGATCCACCACCGCCACCACCAGCGTAAACTCCTGAATTAGGTGCACTTGGAAAAGTCGAACTTACATCTGCTCCTGATCCACCTGCTCCTGAAACGTGTGTCCCTGGAGCTGGAGATCCTGCTCCACCTGCTCCACCTCCACCACCACCAGTATTTCCACCTGGTCCTGGTGAGTAAGAACCACCACCTGGGTTTCCTTGAGGAGGAGAAACAGGAGGTGTATTACCTGATCCACCAGTTGCATTATTATTAGAAGAACCACCTCCAGATCCACCATCTGCTCCTTGAGTGTCACCATCACTACCACCTCCACCACCACCTGCAGAAGTATAAGTTACACATTTTGCTACGATTGAACTAACAGCACCTGAAGTTCCTTTTGCTGGAAGACCAGGTGCACCTGCACCTCCTCCGCCAACTGTTATTGGTATTGTAGAACCACCTGTTGTTGCTATTGGAATATTTCTTAAACCACCACCGCCACCACCACCCGATGATTTGTTACCACCACCGCCACCACCTGCAACTATTACTGCTGTAATTTCAGTTGTGTTTGGTTGTAATGTTAAACATCCAGAAGAAGTTTTTGTTGTAATAACTTCGTTTTGACTAATTGCTGCTTGTACAGTATTAGGTGGTCCAATTATTCCGCCATTTCCAGCCATAATCTAAACCTCCTATGCGTCGTCTATCACTTCATATGATACGAATAATGTTAAGTCAGAAGCAGCACTTGCTCCGCCTTCTAATACGTCACCTTCTTCTAAATAGATAGGTGTGTCTAATAAAACTAAAACCGCATCAGCTGGAACTGAAACAGTGCTAGCTATTTTAAAAGTTGCTCCAGAAACAGATGATCCTGTTGCTGCTGAAGTTCTTGTTGCCTTATCAACTGCTACAGTTACATCAGCCGCGTTTGTTCCATCAATGTTTGCAACTGAAATTCTATTAATTTTTACTAATTTATTAGAAGCTACAGTTAGCAATTCTGTAGTGAGAGTTGTACCCAATTCAAAACCTTGAGATTCTCCTATAATGGATGATACTGATACTATATTTGGTGCTGCCATAATTTACTCCTTTTATCCGAAAACGATCGCCATTGCAATAGCTTTTCCTGTTGTTGCAAGACCGACACCGTTGGCCTGTACCTCGCCAGTCCCTTTTGGTATTAAATTTATACTTATATTTGAATCATCTCCAACGGCGGTAATACTAGGATTATTGCCAGTTGCAGCGTTTGTTATGTCAAAGTGGTTAACTGCCGAAGCTGTTGTTTGAAACTGTAATTGCTCATTACCATTTTCATCTCTAATTCCATGGTCATCATCAAAATCAATCATGAAAGAATTAGTGTCTAAATTACCACCAAGTTGTGGTGTTGTATCTTCAACTATATTTGAAATACCTAAAGCTATTGTATCAATATCAGGATTAGTGCCATCATTTGCAGTTGCAAATACAATAGCATCACCTTTGTCTGTTGCTGAAAAAGTAAAAGAGTCTCCTGAACCAGATGCATATTTAAATTGAACTGTGTAAGCACCTGATGTTGAGTTTCTTAAAAAATAAAAAGTTTGAACATCAATTGGAATAGTTACAATCTGATTACCTGTAATAGTTCCTGTAAACTCAATCATTCTGTGAGAAAGTTCTGCACCAGTTGATCCATCAGAAACTGACAATGCAGTTGTTTGAGCTCCACCTGCTATTGATTTAGCAATATACCCACCAGATATTTGTTCTATAATTTGTAAATTTGTATTAGTCTTTGTTCCCCATGTACCGGCGTTTTCACCAGTTGCTTGAAGTTCAACACCTAAAGGTGTAAATGTTGATGCCATAAATTTCTCCTATGCTGCTACATCATTATAGCTGTTATTTGTTCCTGTTGCAACATTTGAATAAGTTCCATTAGAACCTGTTGGTACATCAGAATAACTGTTATTTTGGCCAGTGTCAATATCTCCATATGCAAAAATAATTGGTGTTCCGATGCTAGAAGTTATAGATTGCCCTGTTAATCCAACCTGCACATCAACTACAGAAACAGAGCCAATACTAGCACTAAATGATTGACCCGTTAGTCCTAACCCCTCTTCTATAGTTAAAGATCCCACAGAAGCTGTAGCTGATTGACCAGTTGGTTTTC